TAGTACCATCCTTATAAAAAGAAAACTTTTCTTTATCCAACCCGAACTGTCTATTAGCGTTATAAGCATCAAACAGCGCTGCAGCACCTTTTGCTGTATCCCCTAACGCACTTAAGTTTGCTGACCCAAAAAAACCGTCTTTACCAAACATACCCATCTTCCCAAAAGGGTTTGTACCGAATATTTCTCCGTTCCCTATTTCTCCATCAGGATTAAGAAATCTAGACATCCAAGATCGAGAGGGGTCTTCCGTAAGTTGTTTAGCTTTTGCTAATGGGGAGAAGTTACTCTTTGCCGTATTCTGAACCAATTCATCCAGACCCCCATATCCAGTGATATTACCTCCACTGCCGTAATTAGCATTTGAGTAATTAAATTGATTTTTCATTATGCGTACCTCGTTCCTAGATTATAATCTGGTAAAGGTAATTCAAGTTTACCTGATACCGCTGTTTGTACAGCTAACAGCGACAATACACCGACATTCTTAGTATGTATAGTCCTATTGTAGAATGCTGTCACTGTTTCGTTAGCTTCATTCTTTTGAGGAGCTCGGATAATTGCTATACTACTTAGAGAATAATCAACACCTAACCCGTCTACTTCATCCTTCATTGCGTCTTGTTTTTCTTTCAAAGACTTATCGTAATCTTTGATATCATCTGAGAGTTCCATATAATTTTTAGCAATATGTGTATTAACAGCCATATCTACAGCATTTGCGGCTGTCAGCATTTCGGCTGCATTGAGACCTATAACAGATGCCCCACTCATTAGCGAGTATGCTGCTGCGATAGCGATGATAGCATACATAACCATACCAACATCCATACCAAACACAGATATTACTAAGTATGCAGCTACGCCTACTACAATGGTGAGAACGATCAGTTCTCCTAGTTTCTGCAGTCCCAGCAGAATTAGTGCTGTAGCTGCTGCTTTGAAACCTTCAGATGCGACTGCAGCTAAGAAAGAGCTTAGTTGGTACATGCCGGGAATAATTATTGTAATTATTTTGAATACGAAAAATGCAAATTTAAATAAGTTGCTTTGAAAAAACCCAAGGCTGTACACATTGGACGCATAGAGCATGATCTGCAGGGTTCTATATAAGATTTCTTCTTCATCTTCTTTATTAAATTTCCTTACAAAGTCTCGGCTTAATGGCAACACCATGTTGCCATTACTCCAATTTCTGTCCCCATACATAAACACCCTAAACTGGCCCTCTTCTTGCCAGCCATTGCGCTGTACGTCATATATTCCATTCAACCCAAACACTACTACCTCTATATATTGTGTTGTACTAGTGCCGAGGGGCTTTCTTAAGACTAACCTATCTTCTCTATGGATACCACTTTGGGAACCCTCGTACTCTGTCCCCTCATGCTGTAGTCTTACTACTTGCCCCGCAGTAGATGCAGGCTCTGTAACAGGATTTACTGTTCCCGGTTGGTTAGGTAAATTAGATGTAGCACTGTAGAGCGAGTCTGTAGATATATTACCTGTTCTTACTTGCACACTTGACCACTGATACTCTAGCCTAAAGACCAAAGTACTTGTGCGTATTTCAATCATATTCCTTGGTCTGTTTAAGGTTTCCCAACTACTATTGTTTCTCCAAGTATACCATTCAGCTTGAGTAGCACCTGCTAAGCTGTAGTGGTAAGACAGGAACGCTTGGAAAAGATATCTATTAAATATATCCTCATCAAGAGACATATCCACCCCAAATAATAACACGGCATCATCTAAATCTTCTAAGGGCATATCATTTGATGTCCAGCCCGGAGCATTCTCAGGATTAACTGCTTTCTTCAAGTCTTCATATCCGAGACCCACAGCAAGCATTGTGGCTGTAATAGTAGGGAATGTGTCCTTGAAGTATGGGCTATCTTCGGCCCAAACCCCATTAATTCTAAATGGAAGAATTGGGTAGAACTCCCCACCCTGTATAAGTGAAGTATCTACATTAATAGAGGCATATGGTGCCACACTACTTGTATCATTTTGATAATTCCATGTTCGTAGGTAAGTGACATTATCTTGCCCAGATTTTCCTGGGGTATTTAATTTATAATAATAACGTGCAGTTACATAGACGGTGTTTCCAGCTTTATAAGGTATATTTGTACTGACGTTTATATCAGCAGGCATACTACTATACGATCTAGACCACTCAGGAGATAACTCTATATCTAGAGATGTGTCTGAAGTACTAGTCCACCTAGGGGTACCATTTGTTAAAGGATAGTATGCATCGTTAGCTTGAAAGCTTTGTGATGGTAAAAGATAGGTGGCCATATCCTGTACGGCTTCTTGCAGAAGCCGATACTTATTTACATATGTAATTTCTAAATCGAATATTATGATGTTATTTTCGTCAGAGATACTATCTTCTACAGCAATAATTGATTTAACTGCAGGCCTATACTCTAACTCGGTTTCATCAGAGGCTGAAAAATTAAACGGAATAGGCAGTCCAATTTTTTCTGAGGCTGCGCCTAAATCATAGTACCTTTCAGACTTTTCTGTAAATTCAGCTCCACGAGATAAGTCTTGCACAAGAGTTATTGGGATATCCCAACCACCTATAATAGCTGCAATTAGATTACTTTTTCTATCTGGAGCGGATCCATTAAACACTTCCTGCACTGAAGTATTGACCGATATTGCTTGTACCATTGGTTATCCCTTATCCAGTCGAAACGCCTATTCCTGTTGCCACCTTATTGAGTATGGTATTGATGTCTGCGCCTGACCAACCTGCAGGATACCCAAAGGTTGTCCCTTCAACTGTGTAAGCAACTGCCCACATGTCTGACGCAATCTTAGCAAACTTTTGTTCTGCATCTCTAGCAAAGCCGTCTGTCTGTGCTACATAAAGCAGTTTCTGTTTGCCGATCAAACCTTCATTGAGGGATCCACCAGTACCTGTAGCATCATCCTCTGTTTGAGCTAATTCGGATACCGTTTTCTGTACTAGTAGTGATTTCTCAGCATCTATTTTTAGTCCTGCTTTACCAATGTTAGCGTTCTCAGAGACTACGTTGGCTTTCTGTGCAGTAACTGCCGCATTCTGAGCGCCTATAGAACCTGTTACGACACCAGGAGTAGTTGTGACATTATCAAGGATCTGCGCAAGGGCTACATTTTTCTGTGTACCTACAAGTGCTGTCTCTGCTTCTGTTTGTAGTCTTTGACGACTCACCAAACCAGTAACAGTAGTTGAAACGTCTTTAATATTCACTGTGTCTTGTATCTGTGCATAAGCTAAACTTACTTGGGCCTCTAGTAGCTCTGTTTGTTGTACGCTCTGTAGTATCTGTTGATCTACTAGGTCTTCGTCTTTGACTAACTTAGATATTTGTGCTGTTAACAAATCTGCTTGCTTATCATTAATTTCTTTATTCAAAAGAAAAGCAATACTTTGTTGCAACACATTTGTGATAGCTGTTGAATATAATTGGGCGTAATCAGCACCAGTCACCCTATTTGCATCAAACTCTGTTTTAATATGCTGCTTCGTAGCATCCATTAATATATCGAAGACGCCTGTGCCTTCGAGGTCTTGTTCAGTGAGATGGGCAGTTGAAATAGTTGACATGGTGCTGTTACCTTATGGTTATGCGTCTATAGCGTGAGACATTGCTTGTTTTTGAGCTAAATCTTTTAACTCTTCCCCAGTTAATGCAGGGAGGTATTGTATAGCAAACTCATTGATTAATTTAGCCACTTTGACTGACTGGCCTTTGTGGTTTTTGCCATTAACAAATATTTGGCACTTACGTTCTGTAATCATGTTTAGGAGCATTTTTGGAACATGCCACCCTTCATCATTATTAAAAGGCACGTACTTCTTAATAGATCCTACAGCGCTGTTCCCTACTGTGAAAATTTCACCTTCCCACTCTTTCTTCTGTGGGTTCATACAGGCAATGACGACACGTTGGAGCTGTGTAGCTTCACGGCGCAATCTACTGATCATCTGTAGTTCGGTTTCAGGAATGTCTGCTAGTTCTTTTAAGACACCTTGGTCTTCATTCATAATATCTTCCGCAACTTCTGTTGGGGTGTCTGACAGAGCACCGTTTACTTTAGCTTTCAGCTTATCTAATCCTATTGAAGGATGATGTTTAATTCCGAGAGTAGCTGCACGCGCTTTTAGTACTGTCAATTCGTCTTGTGCAGGTACAGTTGATTCTGCTATTTGGTCTGTGTTGATAGTCATAACTTTTTCTTCCATTATATGTTTAAGAGAGAAACCCTCCCCCGTTGGGGGAGGGCTCTTAGGTTAAATAACTATTACCAAGGGGCAACAGTTTTAATCAGAGCAATGCGCTCTGGACGTAGAATCAGAGATCCATAGTACCATTTGATACTCATGAAGCCAGTTTCGCCGTATGGGTCTGATGCATAAGATTCAGTTGAACCCGGTGCAGCATGTTTGATTTTAAACTTAACAGTCTTGCCGTCAGTTTGGAAACCAATTGTAGTAAATGACTCAGATCCAACAACAAGCATTGGATACACGTCATAATTACCGCCAGTAGCACGGTAACCGGCGTTAGTACCTTCAGCAGCACCAGCACCTTCCCAACGCATCATTTCAGGAACAACGATAATACGGAATTGGTCGATAGAACCAATTTCACCATTAGCGACATTACCTGCATCAGCATATTTCTCTACTGACATGAATGCTTGGTTTGAGAAACTATCAGCCATTGCTTTAAGAGCAGGTACAAGTTCAGCACCTACATACATATAACGAGCAGCGTTAATAGTTTTAGTGTCGACCATACGAGTACCAGTAATAATTTTGGTATTCTTAGGGCAACGGTTGTTGTCAAGATCTACAGATAGACGCATTAGGTCGTTGTAAGACACAACAGACTTAGTAGCGGCAACACCAGTAATTTCACTTGTTTGAGTAGCAACGCCACCAAAGCGAACAACACCAGCACCGTTAAGAAGATCGATCTGAAGAGCGTCTTCAGTAATCTCGTTAGCGCCATTGATCATTTCACGATTGATATGCATTTGCAATTCAGAGTCTGTATCAAAATCCATAGACTCTTGTGTATACTCATCAAAGAAACCGAACTTAGCAATAGTTCCTTCAAGCTCACGCCTCTTAAAGCCAACACGGTTAACACGTCCACCTGACTCAGAAAGAGCAGGAAGTTTCGCAGTAATCGTACCAACATCGCGAGATGAACCATATAGGTTACCATAAGCAGGTTGAGAAGTAAGAGTAGCAGTAGCTTCGATAGTTGTGCCTGCGCTAGTCTTAAAGCGGAAGCCTTTAACGTAAGCAAGACCATCAGTGCTATTAACACCGTCAGCAAACTTAAGAGCTGCAGAAGATCCAACAAGTGACACAGCCAGGCCTCCAGCAACAGCAAGCTGCTCCATCCATGCGTTTACATGTACGATAACGTCAGCTTTAGCAGCTGCAGCATCAGCACCTAGACCAACAAAGTGAGCAGCGTTGCCAACTGAGTTTGCTAGATTAATATTAGGCAAAGAACCGTCAGACATAGTAACTACGACTGTACAGTCTTGGTTTGTTGTAGCGCCAGCAGCATCTAGACCCTGATCGTTGATGTTTGCATCATCGAGTAGAGGTAAATAATGATAGAGCTTAATCGTCTTTCCCATGTTCTTAGGCATGGATGTTGTATCAGCCATTTGGCCGAAGTATTGCTCTTTTTTAGCTTCGATAAGAGCCTTTTTTTGGTAATAGTCAGTACGTAATTGATTACCTACTGTGCTTTCTGATCCTCCTGCGGGATCATTATAAATACGTGCCATTAGTGGTCACTCCTTAGTTATTTAAAATCATTAACAGAAAGCTTTTCAAATTCTTCATCTGATAGGGCTAGTGGATCGAAGTCTGATCTGCCTTTCTTAGATGGAGCACTTTTAGTGCCTCCTGCAGCTAGTTTTCTTTTGTTGAGCTTTGGATCTATCTTCTTACTATTTTCGACTGGTTTAACATTTGTAGTGGCGGCTGGGGTAGTTTGTTGCGCTTTAAACATCCCATTAGCTTGCATATGTTCACCTACTCGATTGTAAGCTGTAATATCCGGTACACCGTTAAGTTTACCTAAAACTCGTTCCCTATCTACTACTGTCATAATCTCTGCATATACACCATCTGCGATGTGAGCATTAATATCACGTATAATATTTGGGTCGTCTAAAATGATTCTTTTACTAGGCTCGTCCCACTTGTTGCTTATGACATCAATTGTTTCTTGGTAACTAGTTGAGTGTTGAATTTCCTCTAACACAGTATCAAGTTCTACATCTTTGTCACTAACAGTGTAAGCATTGTTAGTCTTATACTTAGAATCTTCTTCTACATCAACATTGAGTGGGTCTATACCACTGTCCTTGAGTAACTTAGTAATAGCATCTGGGTTCTTCTTATCCAGGTCTATTAAGTAGTTCAGCTTACTTTCGTCTAGTAAGTTATTGTTGTCAAGCATTTTCATAATCTTAAGATTAGGTTTTAGCGCTCTCATCTTTTGATTATAGTTAGCTCCCATAGACATTAACTGAATTACATCTTCGGCTTTGTCTAGTTGCATAGTCTTACCATTAGCTTTAAATGGTGCCATTATACGATCATACTCAGCCTTGTAATCTATCTTGCCAACAGGGTCTGCCTCATCATTGGCAGCATCTGTTTCTTCGTCTGTAGTTTCAGCATTGTCAAAAGTTGTATCTTGTGCAACTTCTTTATCTTCATCTATCTCTGTATCATCGTCCTGAGATAAGACACTATCCTCTTCGTCTGTTTCCGCAGATACCTCATCAGAAGTATCGTGTCGTTCTTCAGTATCAGAAGCAGGTTCTTCAGTATGTTCATTATTTTCTGTAGTATCATCGCCTGTATCCTCTTCAATTGGCGCCTCTTCAATTTCTTCTTCTTCTAGAGCAGGAGGGGCCATTTCCATCATTGCTTCATCTGAAGCATCTAAGAATGATTGATCACTTTGTGTTTCAGTGTTTGCCATCTTACAGCTCCTCTGCAGCTATTTCCTCACGGGCTTCTTCTGCTGCTGCTAAGTCCTGCTCTGCTCTTGATGCTAAAGCCAAAATAACATTAAAGTATTTCTTCAGTGAGCCAACGCCATCCATCTCACGTAAGATGTTGCCTTGAATTTCATCTGTTTGGCAGTTAGGATCACTTCTAAGATGCACTAAACGTATTGCATTATCTTTAAAGTAATCTTCTAAGATTACATTTTTAAAGTCTTTGTTATTGTAAAGTTTTTTTAAAGACTCGCCTCTTTTGATTAAGTTTTTTGCTTGCTCAATAGTCAGCTCAATAGTCTCTGATTCAGAGTTATTTCTCATAGTATATAGTCCTTCTGTGTCCTCTCCCTTACGGGAAGAGATTCGGTTTAATTAAAGAGAATTAGCGGAACTATTTGCAGCGAATCTATTCTCTTCTCTATCAAACTGATTCTTTTCAGATTGTTGAATAAGATTGCCCTGTAAATCTTTCTTAGCTTTCTCGCTTTGCAATTGCATTTGTTGCGCTTGCTTGGTTCCGGATTCCTGTTCTAGGAAATCCAAATCTTTTAAGTCAGTGTCACTCTGTAAGTTGCCAATCTTGGCTTTGTCTAATTCAGCTTCAGCATTGTTCTCATTAGCTTTAGACATTTCAGTAGCAATTTGTGCTTTTAATAGTTCTATCTCAAGCATAGCTTTCTCTTGTGCTTGAGGATCTGGTTGTGGTGCATAGTCAGATATTCTTTTAGCTAAATCAGGCATCTTACGTAATTTAGCTATATCACTCAATATTATCTTTGAGAACTCTGGCCCCATAGTCTGACCTGTAGTTTGAAGCATAAAGGCAAGCTCTTTGGCTTTAGATTCATCTGCTTCTGGAGTACTAATAGATAGGCGTAGATCAAAGTTACCTGCTAGGTCATCCCTCTTAACAGGAACAAACTCATCATTAGTAACTCTAACTATTTCTTCTTCATCAAGAAACTCGCCATTCATACTAATAATTTTACGGCCTATTTCTTTAATGCCTGTAGCTAATCTGCGGAGAATACCTAACTCTCTTTTAGAGGCTGCATCCATAGCTGATTTAATGCCACCGACATTCTCACCTAGTGCAGCACCTGTAATACCAGTAGAACTAAAAGCTTTAACACCTGTAAGGCTCTCTGCTTCATTGTTTTGTAAGCCAAGCATGAATTGCGCAGATTGTGGAACTTCAGGGTAAGTGTGCATATGAAATGCTACCCTAGGATCGACACTACCATTGAACTCATAATCAAGTCCTTTATCGAACTTACGCTTATTAGTAATATCTAAGGCGTCTTTACGAATACCTTGTTGTCCATTAGCAGAGCGGCCCATAGTATCAATCATACCACGGGTAACAGCCCCCACTATACGTTGGTTATCTTCTAGTAGCTCGCCATCAGGCTCACCATATAGGGATCTACGCACAGGTAAGTATTGTGCAATGACAAATGGGATTTTCTGGTCTGGATAAGGATTCTCTTCTAAACGTATTAATGTTTTCCCAACCCAAGCAGCCACAATCGGGGCAACTGTCCCATCATCGTGAATATCCCAGAAGCCCCAATACTCCACAACAGTAAGCCTTTTTCTAGGCTCATCATTAAATGTAAACGAAGCACCGCCACTAGTATCTGTGTCAGTATCCGGCGCAGCTAATACAGAATTATCATCAACAATGATATCATCTAAGTTCTTGTACTTACCGTCTCTCTTAAGTTCTGCCTTAGAACTATCAAAAGTGTAGGACAGGAAGGAAGCTTTAGACAAGTCACCTATTGCTGTAGGATCTATAGAAATATTCTTATAGTTACATACTTCTAGTGTCGGGTGGTTTCTAATTGTTTTTATTTGTGTTTCTGTGTGAGACCCAATTTGCACAGGAATTATCGGTTGACCCTGTTGTGCAGACAATTGCATAGCTTGTTGTACTTCAGGAGCTAGGCCTTCGTGTGCTTGTGGGTTTTCTTGGGAGTCTTGTAATGCTTGTTCTACTTGTTGTACTTCAGCAGGATCTTGTGTCACTTCAAAATCATAGTCTGGCACTTCTACTTCAACTTCTTCCTCTTCGAAGTCCCAGCCAACTCTTACAATTACGGTGCCTTCATCTACGGCGGTTCGGACATACTCATCAACAAACTTAGTTTTATCTATCTTTGTATTGAATTGATTATTAAGTACTAGCGCGTTCTGCTCTGCAGCTTTCTTATCTTCATACGTGATAGGATCCACATCAAAGATATCACTAGTGGCTAAGAAAGGCTCACTTAACGAAGCATACCTCCACTCTGCCTGCTTACGAATAAGTTTGGGAACTATGTTAGAACGGCCTTTGCCATTAGTTACTACAGCTTGTCCTGTTATATTCAGGTTCTCTAGCCACTTGTCTACTTTACTGACATGCGCAGATACATCACTTGATGCGTCTGTAATATCTTGTTTAAGATCTATTATTGTAGGCTCATTATCCCACTCAGTCATCTGATTGTTACTAGTGTCGTCCTCAGATTCCCCTTTATTGAGCTTTAATTCTTCTTCTATTGCCATAAATAAATACCTTAATTAAGTTAAGAGCCAGATTTTGTATTAGTTAGCTCTACTGCTCTCACTTGTAGATTCAATTGATCAAGCCTATGATTGATTATATTATGCGCGTCTGCTGCCGCGCTTAAACTAACATAAGTTTTACTATTCTCTTTTAGCTCTGCGATATCTAGCTGTATTGAGTCCATTTTGGCACTTAGTACCGCTGTCTGTATTGTCTGATTAGCCAGTGTGTCTATAATCCAAAAACACATCCCTGTGATTAGTATAGCTAGTGCCGTCCGTACATGTTTTTCCATCGGGCTTACTTCTTTAGTTTCGGACATACAACTTCACCTACTTGTTGGGGGTTAAAAAAGTGCTTTACCTCTTCATAGATAACCCAAGCGGGCACACCAATCAATAAATATTTTGCAAATAGTTTTTTAAACTTCTTCAGAAGTATGGAGAACATCATATAATCTTCCATCTACCTGTGCGGATTTGGTCAGTTATTTCTATACTTCTAGCACCTACTTGCTCACTCCAACGAGAAGTTAACATCTCGGTTGCCGCCTCTTCAAAGGCGTTATTCTTTAGATGCTCTAATGTAATTTTAAACTTCTTTACTGTGCCAATACCGACATTGAATGTAAAGTTAATCATTGCACCTATTCGTGCATCATTGAGACTGCCCATCCAGGGGAAGGCCGACAAAAGTTGGTTTGTAGCCTCTATAATATCATGGTGTAAGAGTGTTTCCGCCTCATCCTCAGATATACCTACATCATCTAAGTTACGGCCGATTCCAATTGTGAGCTTTCCAGCGGTACATTTGTATGGCTTTAGCTTCATACCCTCATGGCGTTTAAGCTGTTGAATAAGTAGATTGCTCATCTTGGTCTTTTACGCACAGGTTTTTTTCTTGTTGCAGCTTTCCCGGCCTTTAAAGACTCTGGGTAAGTAGATTTACCTGTCTTTGGGTTTTTAAGATTACCGAGAGCACCTGCTTGATGTATACTTCTTACGCTAGGCTTCTTCTTAGGGGGTCTACCTCTTGTAGTTCCATATGTACCTTTACCTTGGGGCATTGCTTTTTTTCCTTTTCTTCTTAGGTGCTGTAGAACATGCACAGTTTTGTTTTGTTCTTTTGTTTATATTGTCGGATAGGCGATTAATCATCTCTCCACCAGTGTTCTCAAATAGAAACGGCAAGAAGGCATGTATTAAGCACACTACAAACGCTGCTGCTATAGTACATGCGTATAATAAAGCTGAGGCTAAATGTTCCAAGTAAGTCTCTCCTAAAGAGTTAGCATGTTTTGTAAATGATATTTTCATTTCTTTTCCTTGGCAACACCGTTTTTCTTTTCGTAACTTCTCATAGCGCCCATTCCTAACATACCCATAAGTACTGGTGTTAGCAAGCTAGGATCCACAGTAGGTACTTCAAACCATATAGCTAGAAACTGCGACAGTATGACATTATAAGCAAGCCCTATACCGCATACCCAGCCAACAAAGGGACGCCAGCCTCCAATAAACAGAGAGCCTGATTGAGCTTCAGCCTTGTTTACTTCAAGCTGCCCCTTAGCCAATTCATTAGCATGTTTCTCAGACATCGTGGCTATCTCATGTGCCAATGCTGCTGCTTGATCTTTGTCAGGTATGAACTTATCTAGTAGTCCTGCTACTGGGCCGATTAATTGTGCTAACATGTTCGTTTCCTCTAAATAGTATAAACTTTTAACGCCTTACGTTTACCTTTTACTTTTATGCTTCCAACGTACTCACAGTTGCGGGATATCTTATTAACAGTAGACTCTCCTATTAATATGTCAACACCGTGCTCTTTTGTAGAGCTTTCTAGTCTTGCTGCCGTATTAACAGCGTCTCCAATAGCAGTGTAATCAAACCTTGTGTCACTGCCCATATTACCTATGACGGCCTCTCCACTATTGATACCTATACCTATAACTACTTTTGGTAGCCCTTGTTCTTCTAACTCTTCGTTAAGAACAACCATATTACTTTCTATATCTAACGCTGTCTGTACTGCTAACTCTTCATGATCCTCTTGATCCAAGGGAGCATTAAAGATAGCCATCATAGCATCACCAATATACTTGTCTACCATACCTCCATTACTTTGCACAGCATATTGTTGCGCTGTCAAAGCTTTATTCATTATATAAGTCACTTGTTCTGGTGGTAAAGACTCTGACATACTAGTGAATCCACGCACATCTGTGAATAAAAAGGTGGCATACCTCTTCTCGCCACCTAGAACTAACAGCTCTGGCTTATCTTGTAATTGTTTCACTTGCCGGGGATCTAAGTAATGCTCAAACTGTTTCTTAATCTGCTGCCTTAGTTTATATTGCTCTCTAAACCTAAGATAGAAAGCGATTGTTGCGGTGATAAACTGACTAATCACTGCCCAAGTTACATCGATTAACAAACCTTGTTGTATCATCAGTATGCCCAAGTAGCTTGTTAAAGCCATAACAGCCCCTGCTGATAGAAGCCCCCATGTTATGCCTAGTATATGTAATGTCATCCACACAAGTGTTACAGATACAACAAATATACCTAGCTCAAGAGCTGTAGCATAATCAGGAATATATGGACTATTTTGTATCAACATAGATTCCGCTAATGCAGCTTGGATATAATGAGGTTCTAGCAATCCAGCAGGTGTTGCAATTTGAGGCATAACGCCGTTTGCTGTTACACCTATAAATATATACTTATCTTGTACATTCATTTCCTGCAATGTAGTTACTTCTGGCTTAACCCAACTGACCCATTTGCGTCCTAAGCTGTCGGTCTTAACAGGAGGTAAACCCCGAACTGCTATCTCTTGAATACCGTTTTCATTTGTAGTTATTATATAGCTTCGTGACCCGGTTATCGCTTTTAGAACTTGTGTTCCAAATGAGGCAATCCATCCATCGGGTGTTCTGAGTAGTAAGGGGATCCGCCGCACTAGATTGTCAACCTCAGTTGGAGCAATTGCAATACCTTCAAGAGCACTAGAGGCTAAGATCTCTATATTAGACTTAACACCTGTAGTAAATACCCCTCCTATGTTATCGCCCTTAACAACTGTACCTGTCGGAGTAGGATATATCCCTTTACCATTCTCAAACATCGCAATAACACTTGAACTAGTAATTAATTCTCTTGCAAATTCTACGTCCCCACCCAACCTATCTGCTTGTGGAAATGAGATAACCCAACCAATCCCTAACGCACCCTTTTCCATAATGCTCTTGTGTATTTCAGCCAGTCTGTAACGAGGGAATGGATAGCCTCCTTCTCGTTCTACATCATCTTCTGTAATATTCAGGACTATGAAATTTCCGCTACTTGCGGGAGTTTGAACTAATGCGTCAAAAGTTCTGAGCTTTAGTACTTCGGTAGGAATGCTCTGCATTATTATCGGTATACTTAAAACTATCAGTATGAGAATTATATATTTTTTCATTAGCTTCTATTACTTATTATTCAAAATTGGAAGTCCAGACCTACAACAATACCAACTTGGTCATTGTCTACTGCAGGCATAACAAATGTATATTTGTAATTTAATTTAATTATCGGAAGTATTGGGTATTGTTTATAACCATGTACTAATACATAATCTATTGAGGTGTCATCATTTAAGTGCCATTTGTATCCTACAAAATAACTAGGTCTGTATACAGAATTATAATATGCTCCAACGATGTAATTTTTTTCGGATTCATATTGGCAGTAAGGGTGTACACTATTATAATCCCTATCCATTAAATTTACATGCAGTGACAGCGCTACACCGCAAGCCAAGCCTATCATTAGCCCCCCTGACTCATTGTTATTGTGCTAGTGCCACCACCATTAATGGTGATAGCTCTGGTTACACCGTCTTGGGTGAATATAACAGTATAGCCTCCTGTTTTGTCAACATCTATTTGCGCAAAGTTACTGACACTCCGTTGTATACTTAGTGTTTCACCATTTATGAATGAAGTAACTTGTGTATCTTTATCTTGCCCAAAAGCAGTGCCTGTAATTTTAACAGCACCTGAGCTGGCTAACCCATCCTCCTGCTTAGTAACTGCAAGGGCATCGAGCACGTTAAGCAAGTCTTCCAGGAAGTTACCATCAAGATAGTCAATGTCTAACTCTGTGAACTCCAATTCATCCTCACCTAAAAAGTCTTCTGCTAGGACATCCATATCCAAACCATTAAAATCAAGGATATTAGCAGCCTGCGCACTTCGCTCTTCTATTAGCTCTACGGCTTCTTTAGGAGGAGAAACGATTAACATATTATCTATTCCATCTAAGGTAAGATCTAGAATAACAGGCTTACTAGGGGCTGATTCAAATACAGATACTGTAGTAGCTTCAAAAGGTTTGCTTAAGAGGACACTGCCCATTGCAGTTACAACTTCAATCTCCCCACTTGAGAGACCAAACTCATCAGGTAAAAGAATAATAAGGCTTCTCCCTAGTTCATCTACTGTCGCAGTGAAGTCTGTTCCTCGTATAGCAATATTAGCTGTAGGTGTTCTTAGTTTAATGTTCTGCTTTGATATTCTATTAAGCTTACCTGTTATAAACCTAGCAGTACCTAACCCAAACGTAAGAGCCATCTTAGATTTAGTTGGATCAGGATCATATATGTATTCGTCTATATACAGTTGAGAGTGCTCTGTTAACTGAACAGTACTATCATCTAGAAATGTAATAGCCATCCTACCATTGGTAGTGACAGCCTCATCATTACTTTGTATGGCAAAGTCCAACTCAGCATCGTAAGGCCTACCTCTTAATATACGCGCCGTACCGTTTAACTCAGATACCCCACCAATATTAACAACCGACTGCTGTGCCTTGGTCGTTCTGAATGACACAGACAGTACCATTAGAGCCAGTAGAATTAATCTTAACCCAGTCATTATTTAATGTACTCTGTTGTTGGACATTGAAAGTCCTGCTGCCACCAGTGTGGTCTAAATAGAAGTATCCACCTGCACTTGCGGTAACACCGTCACCATCATAGGTAACAGTATTGTCGGAGCCATCTATGTCTAGGAAGTTTGTGGCGTTATCAATATCAATGTTTGCTGTAACTGTATTATTTGATCCCTGCACTAACCAGTCAAGGTCTAAGCTGTCTGCCAAGGCAGAGGTTGCTTGATTCAAGACAAATGTATTACTACTGCCTATAACCTGCACGTTTTGGTTGCTGCTGTCAGCACCATAGGTGTTAGTTGGGTCAATCTGTACTGTAAATGTATTTGTGCTGCCTGTGAAGCTGTACAATCCAGTAAAAGTATCTGCCCACATATCACCGAGAAACTTATTGGTAGAGCCAATCATATTAATATCTAACGTCATAGATGATCCGTCAAGGTCTAACGCTGTGGGTGTTCCTGATATTCCAGAAAGCCCTGTAATAAGGTTCCCTGTACCAAGTTGTTCAAAATCTATATTTGCAGTTGCACCAGATTGATCCACATATATTTCATTATCTTGAGCATATGCGGCACTAGCCAATGTTAATAAGAATATAACACTAATTAATTTTTTTATCATGTTTCCAGAAGCTCCTTTCGTACCCTATATTGATAAGTTCTAGGACAGCGCCTTCTATTGCCATCATCAAACTTACGGTTACTGATTCGTTACGAGAATTACCATTCTCTATTTCAAGCAATTCAGTTCCCGCTTCCAAGAATATAAATACATCCTCTGATTGACCATAACTAAACACGGTCTTATGGGTTAATGCTTCTATTAGGATCTCGCCAGTTGCAACGGATACCAATCTTAAAGAGACGGTTACGTTGTCTTCACGATACTCAACACTTTTTCCTATACCTAAATACCTAGCACCAATTCCTCCAGTAGTCAAATTGGTTTCATATGCTATAACTGCTCCCTCTATCAATACGCCTGCAAAAAGTAATGGCTGTAATGGGTTAGTTGTTTCTTTAAATTGCTCACGAGCAGAACGAATTAATTGTCGTTCTTTTGTAAGATTATCAAGACCAGCCCTTTCTACTACTCTGAAAAACTTACCATTACTGGCGTGCTTTAGCGCTCTTACTAGCAAAGCTCCAGGGTCTTGCGTGACTGCAGAGCTAAACAATGCAAATTGTGAGTTACTGGCCCGTTGGCCAGTTTGGTCTGTAAATGAGGAGCTATAAACCGCAACCACCGGCCTCACCGTTGGCGCGGGAGCGTTAGTTAATTCTTTTAAATGTAGCTCATCGACTTTTACTGTACTGCCTGCTTTGTGTCTCTGTTCGTACGTATCATCAAGCTGATCAAAAGCAACACAACTAGAAAGTAAAAGAGCCGATAGGCAGAGAAATGTCAGTCGTAGTTCCATCTGAGTCAACCACCGTTAATGTTATAAATTCACCATCACTGCTGTAAGAGATGGTGTTACCTTCAAGCTCTATGGTGCCTGATGTACTTGGGCTTTCCCCAAAAAGGTTATCTACCATTTGTCTTGACAGCTGTGCATAAACACGGCTTTCTAGATTACGGACGAAACGAGCCAATGTTGTATTGTCTTTGTCCCTCGCTATTTCATCTACCAGTGCTTGCACTTCTTCTTTAATTGTCATAACTCTAGTGTGCTCTTGGTTCTCAATAGTCAAATAGTGGCTAGAAGTGTTCACACCACTAAAGGAAGGGGACTTAAACTTGTGCGTCATTTTGTCTGCGAAGGCTTCGTCTACACCATAAGCTATCCCACCAAGTATGACAATGGTCAGAAGAATGTCTCTTATCATATTATATATCATCTTTGTGTTGCTCCTGTATTTGCAAAGCAGTATTAAGCTTCTCTTGTAAGCGTATCATATCTTGATCTAATAACCTAAGTTGATCTGTAAGTCTAATGATAGTGACTTTCATATCCTGTACTGCAGGGTCTATCACATTAGTAATAGTCTGCCATACAAAGTATACGAAGTAACCCAACCCACCCGCCATGACAACCGGGAAGCCAAATTCAGAAACTAGTTTTACAATATCCATTAATCACGCCTTGCGTCTATCTTGCCATCTTCTACAAAGTTTTCAGCTCTAGCAATTCTACCTAAGTCTACTGGTAATCTTAGCGCAGAAGATATACTGACGTCTATACGAATCATATCATTATTCATAATACTAGCCCGTGTGATTAGCATTTTAGAGATAGCTTGCACTGTTTGTATTTCACTAACTAAGCCAGACATTAATTGCTTCATAACTAAAAATATGAAATAACCCATAACTAAGCCACTTGCTATTGGGAGTCCCAGATCACGTATTAGGCTAAAAATTTCCATATGTAATTACTGCGCGTTTGCTTTAATTAATTTAATCATTAATTTAAGTACTGTTTTCGCTTCCTCTAGTGTCGACACATTTGTGTCAACATAGGAGTCTATCTCAGCTGCTGATAAACCTAAAACAATATGTTTTTTGTGGGCGTATCGTTCGGCTTCTGTTTCAGATCTTGTTCCTGTAAATCTAGTTGGCATTTATAATCCATTCTTTTCTTGTAAAAGTTGGCTCATCTACGACAATTTTATATTCTCCAACTGTATCCGCGTCAAACTCAAAACTACCATCATTAACTACTGTTGTAACGCCATCTACATATACTGTGCACGGAATAGGTAGTGTAGCTAAAGTAATATACCCATCTCCCGCAGCTGTTAGTGTAATAGCATCAAAATCAGCACCAAGCGTTGCTTTGGTTTCTAAAGTTACTGGGTTGCTTGTAACATCTACATAATTTTGATATCCCGCTGTCTCACCTACAAAAAGCCCTATGTTTGTGTCTTCTGTTGAGTCCACCTCTTCAAAAGACTTGGCCGATGTAGTCAACGTCCCTGTAACTTGCCCTGTTGTTTTGTTGTATAAAACAGCTCTCATTATTTTTTTACCCCTATAGCAGTAAAGTGATTGTAATACATAACTACTGTTTGAGTTGGAGAAGCACTGCTGACTCGTGCATTTACAGTATATACCTTAGATCCAGTTCCTGGGGAAGCATCAGTAAAAGACATGGAAGCCATAGGCCCCCCTACATCTATATCCCCTAAAACTCCTGTGTTGATTTCTGATTCCCCACTAGAAACCTGTGTTCCCGCTTTTTGAAACTGGGCCTCTATTTTTTCTTTGTTTCCTGTTCCTGTGGTCATTTGCCCAGAATACATTAACACTATGCTGTCAAAATCATCAACAGAAGAAAAAGTTATTGTGTTTGTTTGGGTCATTGCTTTACTAGTAGGAAGTGTTGCAGACGCAGTGTATGACGTTTTAATTTCAGTAATAGCATTATCTGCTACCTTTGCTGTGGCAACCGCTCCTGTCGCAAGCGCATTATTAGCAAGTGTAATTGAGTTTGCTGCTAAGTGATCTACTGTTATTAGATCGGCTGCAAGGCTTGCTGCATTTATTCTTCCAGCAGCCAGAGTCCCGGTAGTTATTTTAGCTGCACTTAGTGTACCAATCATTGCTTCTGTAATTGCGGCACTTGCTATATATGTTCCAGCATTAGCTACAGTAATTGAATCTATTTCAGCAAGAGCACCTGCGCCAGTCACACCTGCGATTGCAGCTGTGCCCCCTAAGTTGGCCCCATCAGTCAGTTCGTTTGTATTTAAGGTTTTATTTGCGTCTAAGGCACCTGTGTAACCAATGTCTGCTGGAGTAGTGCCAGAGTTTTGGAGATGTGCAGCGACAGTTGTACCAGACTTAAATATTGTAGCTCCTGCATCATCTACTATTTCAAGCCCTACGAGAGAACTACTTAAGTAACCCAACTTTAAAATATCACGAGTACCATTATTAATAATTAAGGCCCCTTTACCAGCACCATACTTGGCCCCACTGATATCGAAGTTGCTGCTTCCAATAAGGATGTTTTGAGTAGCTATTGTACCTGCAGATATTTTAGCTGCTGTTAATGATTCAATAAAAGCCTCTTTTATATAGGTGGTTCCACTAGATATTCGAAAAGGAATATTTGCGGCTGAGACACTAGAAGAGGCTGGATTTGCTATAACGAATTCATCAGCTAACACAGCAAATTGGGATACAGCTGATGAAGGTTTTGAGCCATCTGAGGCTGTCGAAGCTGCCGCTGTATTAGACAGCCCAAACCCGGCTATGTGCCCATTCACATTGGTTTTGAAAAAAGTGTGTGCTCCCTGAGCATCAACTGACATTACCAAACCCGCAGCGTTATTGCCTACAACTAAAGCTGTAGCAGTATATGCATTATTTAAGGTTGTGTAATTTGTATTAAGTGCATTATGGTTATTGGTAAGTGTAGTTAGGTTTGAACTAACAGTACTATGATTGCCTGTTAAAACAGATAGAGCTGAAGCAGTAGTTGCAACTAGTCCCATTTTAGTTGTTAAGGTGGAATCTAAATTATCAGTGGAAACCCACCCAGTTTGGCTTGATAAGGCTACTAGTGTTTGTGCTTGTATTCCGCCTGCAGCATGTAATCCAGACTCCACACCATTAACATTTACATGAGAAAACCAATAATAGTAATATGAGTTGGCTGCTACTGAGCCGTCAACCATGTCACCTCTTGCACTCTTTAAATATGTTCCTGATGATGGAACAGAGGCTGTCCCATCCCAAGATGCTCGGTAAACCTTTGTGTAATCATGGCCTGTATATCCTGGGGGACTCCAAGAAGCTAATACATATGATGAAGTAACATTGACTGTTACATTGCCAGGTGTAAGTGGGGCTTCTACCACTAATGCTCCTGTTGCACCTGTTGTTCCAGTAGTTCCGGTCGTGCCAGTATTACCTGTAGTGCCGGTTGTCCCTTGAGTCCCTTGACTACCTGCTGCGCCAGTATCGCCTTTAAAATCTGTCCATGTAAAAACACTAGGATCACTAGTATCTACTGTTGAAGTAGTCTTTCCACCAGCAAACCCAATAAACTCTTTGCCCGAAGGTAAGGTGCTTATCCCAGTTCCTGATATATTATCAGCATAAGCGAGCCATATATTGAATGGGCCTGTGCCGACAGCGGCATTAAGATCTGCTTCATTATAGAACACAGTGTTATAGACCCAAGAGCCGCTAATATATTTATAGAGTAGCTTAGAGCTTGTATTGTAATAGTGATCTCCATTTTGAAGTGCTGACGAATCTCCACGCACTGTAGGATTAGCTGTAGCCGTACCTAAATAGATCCCATTCATCTCTTTGAAATAAGTTTCTAAGGCCAGTAACTCTGTAATATTATCTGCTACAAGTTTTATGTTGTCATATGCACTGTCAACATGTATCTGTACGCCGCCTACATTAGACGTCTGCGGATTTTTTAAGGCCATCCATTATTATCCAACTTTATGTTAAACTTTTCACTGTCATTTACTAAATCGAGAAGACTTATTCTTGCGATGCTTGCTTCAAATTTCTGCAGGTAATTGCCAGAGCGGTCTTGCCCATCAATAGGTGGATTAGCAGCATATGCTCTAAAAGCAACGTAATTGAGTAAAGCTTCTAGTAAGCTTCGAGGCAATACTACATCAACAGTAGTTGCATCTAATTCTGTGGGGTCAATTATTACATGGTTAGCTCTATACTCTACAGTGAGTGCTTTCGTACTATCAGGGTTAGACACTTCAAAGGAATTATAATCACGAGTGTTTATTGAGGTAGTCTCGTTTATATTATTGAATGGGAGTTCAACACCCAACTCATCATAAACAGTTGTAATCTTAAGCACATCATCCTGGAAAGGAAATGCAACACTATCTATAAGATACTTCGTAGCAGCCGTACCCGTGATTGTGGAGTATTTAGAGTCTAAATAGTATATTCCTATGCTATCATATTCTTGTATTTGGATTTCCCTAATCTTAATTGGAAACCTTTTATACAGCTCTGTTAAAGCCATATTTATATGGGATATTACAATCGGATAGTCTTTTTGCTCTATCGACCCGTTTGCTGCACCACCAATGGATAGTTGTGAAAGCTCCCCATGAGTTAGTTGGTCAAATATTTCTGAAAGTAGCATAAACTTGTCCTCTGTGTGTTTTCTGTCTGTTAATTAGTACCTTAAACGATATAAGAAGCCAAATCATTTTTACCTTCTTCTTCTTCATCCATCTCCCATAGGCCAGAAGTATCCCCTCTAACCATCTCCCCATACTCAGAGGGTTTCCACGGAGACAGGCTTGATAACATTGAAATTGTGTCAATGAAATCATCGTGCTTACTTTTAAATCCACCCTTAGCTGCGAGAGAAAGTTCGTTAATACACTCTACCATTTCTGGGCTATCTTTACGTTGCTCAGGAAAAAATATCTTATTTAGTTTGAACATTGGAAGCATAATATTAAAGCGTACCATTTTATTTGTATTTGGCCTAATGCCGGGTTTACCATTATTATTTTCAGAAGCCATAGTGAAATACTGGTTTCTGACTAATTGTTCTCTTTGGATCCAAGAGACAAATCCTCCCTGCTGTCCAGTTACCTCTATTGCTACTTGTTGTGGCTTGTACTTCTGAGCTAGTCTAAATAGGTCATCTACATTTTTATCCATAAGTTGTTTCTCACAGATACCATCAACCCATAACCAGTCGCCAACATTGTTGTATGCCCATACGGATATAACGCTAAAGTCAGCTGATGTTCTCTCACTAGTAGCAAAGTCAGTAGTAATATAAAAATTGAATCTTCCTTTAAAGTCTAATACAGACTTTCTGTCATACCAAGTTATATCTGAGTCTCTAATAAGTCTATCCTCATCAGACATAATACGCAACATAAGCTCTTGGTTAAATGTGTCAATTTTACCTGCGCGTGAAGCTTTGTCATATTTTTCTTTCACATATGTATAAGTGAATCGATCTTCCCATGCCCCTCGGAATTCTTCCTCGGAGCACGGAAATCTCTCACACACCGGGTATACATTTACGTGCCAAGCACCAGATTCTACTGCTTTATACAAAGGATCCTTTGAATTAAAGGGTGTGCCCGACCAAATCACTTTAGATTTTGTAGGATGTAGCGCATAATCGATAGCTTTGTAGACTGTGTCTTCAATCGAAGATATAATTGTTGCAGAACGAGCATCTTCATCTGAAACCAAATCATCTAATATAGCCAATACAGGTCGCTTACCCATTTCTTTGGATCCACGAACACCTGTCTTAGCGCCGTATCCCTTAACTACAAAGGTATTACCTGATTTGTTTCTAAATTCCCACCGCACATCTGTGAATCGTGTGTAAGGAATGTACTCTTTAAGGAATTCACTGTTCTCATAGCGGAACTCAAGGTTTTTCCGCATATTCTTCACACCGTTCTCAATACTATCTGAGACATATAGTGCTAAGTCTATATCACCAAAATCTGGAAGCCCGCCATATACCCCTAGATATAAGAATAGGTACTCACCTAATAGTGTTGTTTTAGCTGCTCCCCGGAAAAGCATGTTTACAATGTTTTTCTTTTGCCCTGCTATCTGATCCAACATTCTAAAGTGTAGCACAGGCGTTAGGTTCTCTTCACCAGTGGCGCCGTTAACAAGTTTTATAAAGTTAATAAATTCTAAGGCAAAATCACCAGGAATATATTTCTCATCTGCACCGTAAACAATATCATTGACGTAGTGCTCTACTGTTTTAATCTCAAGAGTACTATCGATATCAGTTGCTAACATCATTGTACTCCGCGTCTAGAATACTGTCGTCTTCAGCTATTAGCAACTTACTGTGTGCTACTTCTCTTGCATTCATTGTTCCATCAACAATCATAGCTCTTTGAGTTTTCACTAACTCTAATGTGGAGTTACGCAGCTCAGTAATGGACTTATCTTCTTTAACAGATATGTCTAATTCAATCTTATTGGCTTCAGGCATTCTCAGATGAGTTAACAAACTGTTAGCAGCATCAGATCTTACTTTATCGCTGTTGGATGTCATCATAAGCTCTGCTTGTGCATTCAACGCTTTCTGATACATATCCGCATTAAGAATATGGGTAGGTACAAGCGTCTGCTCAAATATAAGATTGACCAACTTAGTCTTATTGTAAGACGCCACATAACTAGCAATGTCTTTTTGGGACGTTGCCTGATTTAAAAATCGTTGATATCTATCTGGGAAGGTCTTTGTATAAGCTTCAACATTGGATGACCCAAACAATTTATGGCTAACATATCTGACCGCATCAATATACTGTTGTATTTTGAACTTGCCGTCTTTCATTACATTTGTGTAACTAAGAATGTTTTCCCTAAAACTCTCTTTTATAATAGGGTCTGCAGTGATCTGATTTATCTGATCTATTACAGAATCGCTAATAGCATGATTTAGTTTTTTAGGCAGCACCCTAATAAATTGCTCTTTGGTGAGTACATCGCTCATAGTTGTTATATCTCAGTTATTAAAAAACTTACTATAACGTGTTAACATAGTAAAACTCAACACGTTTATTTGTTTTTAATATGCACCGCTGCTTCAAAAGCGTCTATTTCACCACTTGCTGTAGTGTATCTTACCTGCATTCCCAGTGGTTTGCCTGTCTTTGTAAACACTTGGTTAGCAGCGAGAGGAATCCGAAATTTAAAAGAAACTTTAACTGCTGGATCTGCCAAGGTAATATGATCCACTTCTAGACCTGCAGCAATAGCAGCTGTTCCCAAGATAACAGTGACATCATTTAATGTCGTGTTTAACGCTGTCATTTCTTTTGTGAAATCTATCTCATATGTGTGATCTCCTGTATGATCCAGGGGTTCTTTCCATACATATATCATAGCGACTTCCTTTTTGTGTAATATTCCATATTTCTGTCTGTCTTCTTAATAGTAATAGCTCTATCAAGAACAGGTATTGTCATTATATACCCCTCTGTTACTTGAATCGGCCCAAATCTTATTATTGTAGTTGTGGGGGTAATTCCTAATGTATCTGAAGTTGCTATTATTTCAACATCTATTTCAACAACCACTGAAGAATCTGAGGAGGCAAGAGCCAGTGCAGGAGGTATAGAAGTGACTTCAACATCAATATCAACAATCACTACGGTATTAGCAGATGTGGTTGACAGTGCTACTGTAGCGGACACAATATCTACATCCACATCAACCATAACTGCAGAACTTGTGCTACTTGTAACTAGATTGGCTGTCGCGGATAGAACAGCTATATCAAAAGCTACTTCTGGGCTTGTTGTGGTTACCCCCAGGCTGACGGAGTTAGGGGTTAGCGCCCATACGCGTATATACTCTTCAGTAATTCGAAAAGTACTGGCTTCAGTAATGCGTGTATCACCATTTTGGGTAACGCGTGGGCCTTCCATTTCACTTATCCTTTATTTGTAAGTTAGAAAGATAATGATGCGCACCAGTATACTGATAACCATTACTTTTCTCTAAAACTTTTTCATCCCCATTAAAATAGCACATCTTATTTTCAATCTCAACCCCACCTTTTGCAACCCATGCTTTTTTCACATCAACAGTCCAGAAGTCCCTCCAGTCAGTTAGGTCATTTGTAAACGTGGACGTGCCTCCCCAAAGTGCTT